TTTGGATTTGTGACCTTCACAAGTAAGGGATCATTTGCACAACAAGGCGTACAGTTTCGAAGCCACCGACCAAACCGAGAGTGAGAAACGAGACGAGGACGTTTAACCGAACAAGGCCTTCAAGGTTGGACTCTTTCTGTTCACGTCGTTCCTCACGTTCCATGAGCCACGTTGCAAAACGTTGCGTTCTGTTCGGCGCACGTGCGACGTCGTCGGCTGCATCTGGAGCGGTTTCATCAGTCACTTGTTCATCTCCTTGCGTGTTTGCTTGTGGGCGAGTTCCAGGATTCGCATGTGACCCTTCTTTCCACCCCATCCTTTGGCCATCTTGCCGTTCTTCAGCGTGTGCTTGGCCTTGATGGCCTTGTAGTTCCGGCTGTATGCTCTATTGTACGCGGACGGCTTGCGCTTGGGTTTGGGCGCCTCCTGCGGCTCGTCCATGGAGGCGAGTAGGGAAAGAACCGGGGCCATGTCGGGATTCATCGCCGCCAAGAGGGCCATGAGTTGCTCGTTCGATACCGCCAAGGTCAATCCACCTCAGCGATCAGTTGGACAAGAGTTCACTTTGGACGAGGGCCGAGTAAGTAGCTGCATCAGCCCGCATGCGTCGTGCCCAAATCTTGACTCGGGCGGTCTTTGCATTGACATTCAATGCACCGTCAATCCCAAAGAAGAGGTCGGACGTTGCGACCAATCCGATGTATGAGACGTCTCCGGAGGGTGGCGTGTCGCTCATTGAACGGTTTTGGAAGGCAACGCCTCCAACGGCGGCAACGGCAGCGATGCTGTCCGATGCCTCAGCGAGGCAACCGGATTGGTCAATGCCGGGAAGGGAGGTTTGGGTGGTTGTGTAAAGTGCGCTTCGGACTTCGGTGTTCACGCCATCGATAAACTCAGGGCGACCGTTCTGAATGTCAACGGCGTAGATCGCCAGCACCTCATTGTCGAGTGGGTTGAGTTGCAAATCGATGCGTTGTTCGGTGAAAACGTTTGGTGCGCTTTCCGTCACTTTTGCTCCGATCGTGAAGATTTCCGAGGTTGGTTTCAATGCCATGCCCATCGAAGTCGCGCCACGCTATATGAACAGCACCTTATCTTCTCTATCCGGTGTCACGCCATCGCGCCTAAATACGGCGACCCCCGCAGGGGCCTCATGGGGGGCCGACAGGCTGTCGCCTACACCGACATACACACACACCTACAGGGGTTGAGGTCGGAGACATCAAGGACACATTCATAACCTACCTACTATGTCGGAGATACCATGGGGAGACAACATACCACATGGATTTCGGACGAAACTTGGACCAAATTAGAGAACATCAAGGGCGATTCGGTGTCGGAAAAGATTCGAAACGCCATTGATGCAGCCGATCCCGATCGTGAGTTTCGTCGAGAAGCCGAAATGCGACAGTTGGGACGAGCGAAAGACGCGTTGAAGCGCATCAAATCCTCGGTTGAGGACAAAGACAACCCTGCATGGGGAAAGCAAGCCCTCTTGGACAACATTGCCCGAGTCATTGAGGACGTTTATTGGTTGGTGGTTGAATGACTTCGGACTTTTTCAAGTGCGATTGTGTGCGCACGTGGGTGCAAATGACCCATTGGTGCAATCGAACCGCCCATGACGAGGTCATGGACGAGGATGAACACGACTCATGCGACGGTCATGACCGTGGCGAACCTGTCCACTGCACCGATTACAGCGTTGACCATGGCGACATTATCCAATGCACCATTTGTAAAACGACGTGGACGCATGATGACGGGAAGGATTGGCGTTGAAAGTTCGTTGCGCGGTATGCGGCTTCGAAGCGGAAGTTGAGAACCCGTGGATGTCCACGGCTCCGATCTTGGCGTTCTTCGATGTTCGCCCACGTCGTGAACGTCTGGTCATACCGGACGTTTGGATTTGTGACCTTCACAAGTAAGGGATCATTTGCACAACAAGGCGTACAGTTTCGAAGCCACCGACCAAACCGAGAGTGAGAAACGAGACGAGGACGTTTAACCGAACAAGGCCTTCAAGGTT